GATTAAATGATTAATACACAAAACAGTTTTGCCAAACCTTCTATGACAACAGAGTAAGCTATAACGAAACTTATCTAATTGCTCATGGATATAAGCTTGAGACTTTCTTGGTGTATAAGGAATTGTAACTTGCATTAGTGAAATGTAGGAACATTCTCTGAATGCCAATACCTCATCTTAATTCTTGCAAATACAAAGTCAGCAAATTCTATAATATCTTTTTGATCTTCAAAGCCATCAAAGCTAACTACTAACTCATTGTTGTAAGTAGTGAAGCTATAAGCAGATACATTTTTATATTTATCTTTAATCTTTTTGGTCATGTGTTTGTGTGTGTTTGTTGCACCGATGGTTTATCGTATTTATATCTCGCACCAAACTTTGAGGTGTGGTCTATTTTATAGAAAACACTTTTTACTTTTCCAGGTTTTTGACTATCTATTGATGGACAGTCAACTACTCTAGCTAGTAATCATTAATTAATTTAAACAAGGTAGTGAATATAAGTGAATTACTTTCTTATAACCAAACCTCATGACGCAAGACCTAACTTTGTTTGTCCTTTATAATACCGATCTCATCAACAGTAGGAGTTACATCAACAACATTCTTATCAGTAGGAATAACAGCAGTATTCCATTTAATCTCTATTGTTGTATCAGTCTTAACTTCTTGTCTGTCTCCATAAACTGGAATTAGTTTAGATGCTAACCACTTGGCTAATCCTACCTTCTCTCTAACAATCATTATGTTTCTGTTGTCAGCATGCTCCAACTCATCCATCGCATTTTCGATGTAAGTTTGTGCTCCAATTCGTCTTGCCTCATTTATTCTTTCAAGGAATGATTTATTGTTTGTGATCTCTTTGTAAATTCTGGTTAAGCTTGGCATATCCTTTTGTCTTGCAAGTCTAGCAAGTGGAATACCATTCATTAGTTCAGTACAAATCTTATTCGTTAATTTGTCGTTTATTACTAGCTCTTTGCTCATTGTATTTAATTATATTATTGGCAGATCTTGCTTTACCTTCTTTAGTTTTAGGACCAGTTGAATAACCACCATGTACTTTGCACCTTATTCGACCATTCTTCATTACTATGCCAGGAGCTCTACAAGGTCTCTTTCCTTGTTTAGTCAATGTTTCACAAGGCAGTTTGAATTTCATTGTTACTAATTATTGATTGAAAAAAAAAAGAAGAAAAAAAAATAGTTTCAACAGTTTGTATTATTCTGTTTGAAAGCAGTTACTATTATTTTATAGCTCCAGGATAACTTATCAATTATTATTTTTTGATTTATTATCCTATGTGATTTATTTTATAAAAATATTTGAGGATAAGTTAATTAACTAAACTTTTTGGATAGTATGTCAACACTTTGAGTAATAATTTTATTTGATAGCTTATCCAATACTCTATCATACATTCTCTTTACACTTGTTCTATTAATACCAAAATACTTTCCAATCACTGTCCATTTGTTTCTGTTAGCTCTCATCCAGGAAATCTTACGCATCAATACTGGATCTTCCTCTATATCTGTATCAATCATTAAAAGTAAATCTATTGCTGTATCATAATTTTGCATTTGCTTTGGAGTACCTCTTAACTTTAATTTAGGCTCTGCATGATAACCCCAGTCTTTTTTATCATAATAAGTCTCAAGCATTTGATACATACTAGGACATCTTCTATTTGATGGAGCTCTTATAAATCTTTCTGCAATAGCAGCATCTGCAAGAATATTAACTATATTATTTCTTACAAAAATATATTGGTTTATCTCATGTTCTATCTTTGACATCTTTTTAATACCCAAGGATATTGTAATTGATCTGGTTTAACTTTTTTTAACTCATCTGTTGGCAAACTTTCTAACTTCTCCAGGAGTTCCCATTCTCCTAATCCTGGATATAAATAATTTTTTATAATCTTTTGTTCTTTGTCATGTACTTGTTTTAGATAACCATTGATTGTTTTAAATCCTTGATAAGACCTATTCTGTTTAAAACCTATTTGTTCTAAAAATTGTTTATGGCTTGGCATAGAATAAATGTCGTATTTATCTTTTTTAATATTCATTAATGGCAAATCGTTGACTTTAATTTGACAAAACTTAATTAGTATTTCTTCAACTTCTTTTGTTTGTAGTTGAAATAATCCAGCAATATCTACAAGCCGAACATAAGCTGTATGTTTTTGAACATTATAATTTTTGCAAAGATAATGATAAATTTTAAATTCTTGATGAGTTAATGGTGCAGTTATAATATTAGGATCTGTTAGATAAAAGTTTGACATAGTTATTTCTCCTTGTGAAGTTATGATTGTGTTCGTTATTTTCTAAAACTCTTTTGAGTAGGTAGTCTTTTGATTGGCAAACCTTAATGTGTTCCTGGACCTTAAATTCTAAATACTGTAACCACTTATCTAAATCGATATGTTGTAGATCTCCTTTAGATGGAGCTATTCTTCGAACAGAGAGGCTCTCTAATGGTCCATTATCTGCTTTGCCTTCAGTTGTGTAATAGAGCTCAAAAAAAGGTATTTGAAGAGCTGTTGCAATTTCTAAATAAATTCTCTTTGTATAAAAAGGCTTTGTTTTATATTGGTCATTAGCATTGAAGATTAAATCAGCTAAAAATAAGGCTTTTCCACATGCTGGACATTGAGAAATCTTATCAATATCGCTATATGCAATACCATTATGTTGGTTTCTATGCCAAATTGAGTATGGTGTCTTTAAAACTCCTGGATATTGCTCTTTTCTAGCCATAAAACCTCAATAATCTGTACAGATAGATAGTCAACTAAATTTATGCGTTTTGGATAAACTCCTTTACTTTTCCAGGTTGAATAACTATATAAAAGACAATGTCAGATATTCAAAAATATCCAATAGAAGAGAGGCAAATAGGCGACTGGTCTAATGTTGCTGAACTAATCGACTATAAAATTGTAAGAACTATTAAAGGCGGATTGCTTGGAACGCAAATGGCTGATGTTTTATTTATTTACAAAAAAAAATTTAATCAATCAGATGTACAACAAAAAAAACTTCATCTTTATGGAGAAGAAGGAGTTGTTTATAAAAGATGTATTGACATCATTTCCAGAAAAAAAAATGAAAGACAAAAACATGAAATGATGAATAAATTTGTTGATGAATTTAATTTAACAAAATTTACTACAAACGAAACAACATCTCCTGGAACTTTACTTGGAAGAGCTATTAAAAATACTGGTTATACAGCAAGACAATTCGCAGAAAAAACTGGAATTAAAGCACCATCTTTATATCATCATGTAAGTGGTGGAAGAGAGATCTCAAGAGAGATTGCTATGGAATATGCAGATAAACTTAATTGCGATCCAGTTGATTTAATGTTTGATAAAAAAACTTGTCCAGTGTGGGCCAAAGTTGATTTGCTAAAACCAACTGAATTAGAAGATACTTATAACCCAGGTAGATTATTTAGTTATGCAGCGGATGACAAAGATTTTGAAAATGTAATTGTTCCAAGAGATCTTTACAGAGAAGATGTTAAAGCAATTAAAATTACTGCAAGAGGATCAATGTACGATAATAAAATTGCTTTTTATTATAGAGCAGAAAACAAAGAGCAAAATATTTTAAATCAATTATGTGTAGTAGGTGTCGAAGTTCAAGCAAGTCCATTTGGATTAGATGATACAGAAACAAGATATTATTTTGGTTTATATGAAGAGGTTAGAGGTCAATGTAATTTAATTAATCCAGATCCTTATGCTAATGACCAAAAAAATAAAATGATTTTACAAAATTTTACACCAGAATTTATTACTCCAGTTGCAGCTCTTGTAAATCCAGATGCTGTTAAAGATCAAACTGATTTAAAAAAAACAATTCCACAATCAGCTTTATTTAGAAGAGAAGAAATGCTTGAAGCTGAATTAGAAAAAACAAGAAGATTATTAAATAATAAAAACAGACATGAAGAAGATCTTGGAGATGTTTTAAAAGTTACAAGAGAGCATGCAAGAAAAATAAAACATCAAGCAGAAAAACAAATGCAAGAAGTTGCAGAACAAGAAAAAAAATTAAGAGAAGATATGAAAAAAATTTCTGATCTTATTCAAAAGCAAATGTACGATGAAAAAGAAAAACAAAAAATTAATTTATTTCAAAAAATTGGAGAAAAAATTAACAGAGATAGTAGAGCAAAATTAAAAGTTGTTGGAGTTGGTAGAAAAAATGTTTGAAGATTGGATTAAAGAAAAACAAACTGCAACAGATCATGACATTGAAAAAGATTTCCAAATTCCAACTGGTACTTTAAAGAGATGGAGACTTGATAAAGATATGGATAGTCCATTACACTTTAGATTAGGCGATACAATTTTATATCCAAGAGCTGCTTTTGTTGAATGGTTTTTAAAACATATTAAGAACAAAAAAGCCTCTGTCGTTCAAATCGGATCAAAGCGAACCAAATCGAACATTAGCGAAAACTAAGTTTATCCATATCGCATAAACTCATTTACATATTATATGGAGGTCTTATATGTCCTTTCATATGATTATAAAATCAAACATACAAAACACACAGCCAGTTTCAGATCCTTTAGCTGAAGCATTAGAAAAAACATTACCAACCTTTGCAAGAAAATTAAAAATCAATCATTACTCTCCAACTCAATTTGCTATTCCAGATGCAGCTTGGTTATTCAAATATGTTTGGATGGACCAAAAGATGAGAAGAGAATTACTTCCAAGCAATGCAGCTATGGAAGCTGGCAAAATTGTTGGAGAAGTTCTTCAAAGAATTTACGCAGATACAATTTATAAATTACATCCAACTTTAAAAAAAGTTCAACCATTCTCAAATGAAAAAATTACTAAAGATGCAGCTCTCCAGGAAGAGATAGAAAAATTAAAAGAATATATTCCTAATGATGAGAAGGATAGCGACAAGAAGCAAAAATATTTAGAAGAAATTCCAGAAGTAATTAATAATGCTTTAACTGGATTAAAAGAACTAGCAGTGGCAAGTCCTACAACTTGCGAAAGACAAATATCAATCGATAACCTGGAAGGTTTTTCTTCTCCGTTGTTACCTACAGTTGGTCGTATTGATTTTGACTATGGCAGTATCAGTAATCATGAGTTCGGTACACCTCTCACAGAGACTAATCCGACATCGCAAGATGCCTTTCCTCATAAGATTATTGAACTGAAAACTAAATGGTCTCGTCTAGGCAAGATTAAAAAAGATGGATCTCGGAGTTTTCTTGTTTCCTCCGTTCCAGCTACTGCTAGTTTTAATCATGTATGTCAGGTGGCAACATACGCAGCACATTTTAATTTTAAAGTTCCAGCATATTTACTTTACGCAACTAAATCTGGTTACACTATTTTTGATAGTACCAACTGTCATCATTTAACAGTTGAAGGTATGAAAAGAAATTTACAAATAATGTTTAATACTTTTAGAAGAAGAGAACAGATCTTAACTTTATATCAAGATTTCACTAGAGAAGAAATTATTGAAGGTGCAGCATCTTTAATGGATATGAATTTAGATCATCCTTTTGCCTGGAATGGCATGCCAACAGAATTATTAAAAGAAGCTAAATCTTTATGGAAGTTATCATGAAGTTAAACGATTTTTATATCCAAAGAAAATTGGACCAACACAAACAACAAATTAAAAGAAGAATTTTATCGGCTCTTTTGATTTTAACTATAGGAGGTTTAACCTTATGGCTGATATAAAAGATAAGCTAGTCCAGGCTGTTAATGAATTTAAAAAATCATTAGATGGACAAACAATTCCAATACATGGAAAAAGCTATGCTACTGTTGCTTTACGAATAGCTGTTGCAAGAAGAGTTCTTGGAACTGCATTAGATATTGTAACAAAAATAGTCAGTATTGATAAAGAAACTGTCGTTATGCAGTCAGATATTTATGTTGATGGTCAACATGTATCTACTGGTCATTCAGAGGAAAAACGAAATTCCTCAAAAATAAATCAAACTTCAGCTCTTGAGAATTGCGAAACCTCTGCAACTGGTAGAGCTCTTGCATTCCTAGGCTTTATTTCAGATGGAATTGCATCTGCTGAAGAAGTTTCAACTGCAATCATGCAGCAAGACAAAAAGATCCAAACAGCTTTAAAAGAATTAGAGGCTGTGTCTCACAAAGGATCTTATCAAGAATGGTTGTCTAAAAATAAAGCAATGTTAGGAGATCTGAAGATTAAAAATCCGATTGCCTACACCACCTTTATGGAAGATTTCCAAGTACACAAAACCAATCTGCAAACCAAAGGAGTTATATAATGTCAGATGATTTTAATACAGAAGCTAAAAAAGA